CTTTTTCTTATTTTTTTCATTGTCATTATCATATTTACTTTTTAATCTGTAATATTCATTAATGTTATTTTCAACAGATTGGTTATCAAAAGATTCTTCAGACATTATTATATATATTTATTCTATTTTTATTCTATTTTTATTTAATAAATTATTTTTTAAATTTTCCGGTTTAAAGGTTAATAAATTTTTCGATTAATAAATTTTCCCTTTATTAATGTTATCATAATCATTTTCCCAATTTGGCAGTCCTGTTATTAATTCTTGATGGGCTCGGCGTTTAGCCTCTTGTAAATTTTTCACTTTTGACAAAATATATTGCTGTTTTTCCTTGTTTTTCTTCTCCTTTTCCACATCTGTGAGTCTGCCTTTATATTTGTATAAAAGGATTAGTCCTAAAACTAATAAAAATCCTATTAATAATCCTATATTAATTACAGTATTATGGAATTTATTTTTAACAATATGACATTGTTTAAGGGTTTCATTCAAAAAATATTTAACACCTGGCTCTGTAAGTGATGGTTTAGGTGAAGGCCATCCTTGATTATTAAAGTTATCCAAATCCATAATAATTATAGTTAAAATTATAAATTAATTTATACATATTATCTATATGGATAATTCTTATTTAAACATTTTTACATTTTTATTGACAACATTATTCTATTATATGTTTTTGAAACCTACATTGGACTATAAAACAGTGTCTAATGGTGATTTATACAAAGAATATACAACAAGAAATTATGTATGTTTAGCCGTATATTTATTATTAGTTATGGTGGTACAATTTATAGTAAATGCTTCTATAATTGCCCAAAATTGCGGTGGCAGTATTACTGAAAATATGGGTTCTGCTGGAACATTGACATTTATTCCTTGGACCTTAATTTTTGGCGTTATAATAGTTATATTGGTTGTATATCCTGGATTTAAAAGTGCTTTTTCGGATGTAATTGGGTATTATTGGATTTCAAATCAAGCAAATAATTTGCTGGTAGAATTGTTAGTACAGCAAAATGTCGAAGATGCTTTTACGAAGGATAATTCTTCTGCTCCTGCTTCTCTTTCTACTGATGATGATTATATTGCTCCTTCTGCTCCTCCTTCTTCAGCTTTTAAAAAAGGCGGAAAACCCCCCACACAAAAAGGTGGTGATGATAAGCAAGCTATTAGAGAAGTAGCGGATTTAATTCTTAAAATTTGCGGAAATACATCTGTATTAATTAATCAAATGACTCCCAGAAATTTTATACAATATTGGTCACTATTAAACCCTTTAAAGAAACCAGAACTTCAAATGAATACTAATGGCACAGAAAAATCGGACCGAGCAACACAGATAAAAACCTCTTTATTTGCATTAGTTGATAAAAAGGATAGCATAGGAGAAATTCTATGGTATGTTTATACTGGTTTATTATTAACAAGTATAGTACAACTTAAAATTACTACAAGGGGGTGTGTTATGAATCCTAAGACAATGGAGGAAAATTACGCCAAATTTCAAGAGCAAGAAGCAGCTATACTAAAACAAAATGCCGCAACAACGAACACTACATACACAATAACAAATTAATCATCGTGACAAAATATTTATTACATATTTAATAATAAATATTTTTATAAGTTAAAGAAAATGTTTATTCAGTCACATTTTTTAAAATAGTCTTGGATAAGCAACATAATACATTACAAACAAATAGCTCAATATTCCTAAAATCAGTGATAGCAACCATATTGGAAGAATTGTCTTGTTTCTATATCCGACACCAAATTCGCGAATACTTCCGTCTTTGTTATATAAACATGCCGGTTTCATCATTTGGATTGATACAAACATAAATAAAAATAATATAATAGCAAATAATGTTGCGTTTTCTCTTATATAGGCTCGGTTCATACTTATATATATGAATCTTTAAAAAAATGGCGTTAAATCTAAATTATTTTCTTACTTTCTTTGATTTTCTTGATTTCTTTGTTTTTCTTGATTTCGTCCTTATACTTTTCCTTTTTCTTTTTCTTAATCCTTGCGCTTCAGTATTGGTCATATAATTACTAAGTGAAATAATAAGGGAATCTGCTTCTTCCTCATCTTCCTCATTTGGACCAAATCTACCTATACCTCGTAATAAGTGACGAATCTCGCTCGCTTCAACTCTCATTATTGGTACTCTGTCTGCTGGGTTATTCCAACTAAGACCAATTCTATTGAAAAGTAATAAATTCTCTGCCACTCTTGAATCACCAAAATCTTCATTCATTCCTTGTACTCTAAAAAATAAACGTCTTCCTCTAACCATAATTTTAAAAATATTTTTATATTGGTCGCTATGATTCATTTCATTAATAAACTCATCAATAGAATTTCCATCATGATCATCATCATCATCTGTATCCATTATAAAATATAATTATATTTTTATATTTTATATTTTTTTAAAGAAAAGTTAGTTAAATCTAAATTACCTCTTTGATTTCCTTGATTTCCTTGATTTTCTTGATTTTCTTGTTTTCTTTGACTTCTTTGACTTCTTTGATTTCCTTCTTTTACCTCCCTTTTCTTCTGAACCCTTTTCTTCTGATATTGGTGGCTGCGTTGGTATAGCAGATGGAGGTTCTAAAGGCGCTTTAGTTACAAGTTCAAGGATATAATTATTATTATATTTCTTATCAATTGATATATGATGTGTGTGGCCTTTACCTGATTTAAATTCTAAACTTCTGGTATGAGGACGATATCCTACATATGTTAAATTAATATGATGGTACGTTTTTTGATTACCTATAGGAGGATAATATATATAATTATATACAGCATTTATTTGTAAAGGGTTTCCGAAGCTATCTTTAATTTCACTCATTCTTATTATATAATTATAAAATATATTTTGATAACTTTTTTTTGATAACTTTATTTTGATAACTTTTTACAGCTTCGCAAGAAAAGTTAATTAATCATCTCCCCAATCAAATTCTTCTCCAGTTGGTCCTACCTCATAATAATCATTGCCGTCTTGATAATTTGGCCCCATATTTCCCATATCAAATTCTTCTCTCTCAATTTCATCTCCTACCTCTTGTTGTTCAATATAATCATCTACTAATTGGTCTAAATCATCGTCACCAATATTCCTATTTTTCTTGCGCAAGTTTTTCTCTATTTTATCCATTTCATCTCTGAAATCACGCTCATCATCATACGTTTCCTTTACATATGTTGTAAGACCCTTTTGTAAACCCTTACTCCAAACCCCGAGCTTATTGATTTTCAAAATCGTATCTGCATCTCTTTCTTCATCTGTAAGATTTTTGAGTCTATCTGTTATCATATCTTTCTCACCTTCTCTCAATTTAAACACTCTATCCAATATTTCTTCATATGAAATATCAACCACGTCTTTTTGATTATCGAAAATCTCAAAAAACGCAATAATTAAATGAGAGACTTGTTGTTTTAATCCCTTTTTATTTCCACTCAATACTTGCGTATCCTTCTTCGCTTGTGCAGTTACATCAAAATCTACTCTGGTCTCTCTATCTTCCAAATATGCCACTGTGAACAAATCTGTAACCTCGACTTCACGAGACCTTTCAACAACAATCATTTCTTCATCATCCGTTAAATCTATATAATTAATAATGACTCTTAACAAATAATACTCAAATAAAAATCTGCTGGTTCTCTCGTCAAAAACCGGCTTCAAAACCTTTTCACCATATTTGATACTGGTAAAACAAGGGGTCTCTTTTGACAGATTCATTAGATTTCTCGACGACTGCTGTATTTTTGTCAAAATATTATAAATACTCGGTACACCATAAAATGTCTTTAACTTCTTATAATAATCGCTAATATGTTTTTTGATTTTATTCGAATGCGGTTTAGAGAGACCCAAATACGCCGGCATTGTGACATTCTCATAGTCGACTTTGTTCAGAATAATATTGGGGAAAATGGTGACAAAATTTGCAATAAATGATTTGTAAAAGTTAATGGTAGAATACAAGCAATCATCCGATATTTTAGTGCTTTCGTTCCTTTTTGAACCTTCACAACTCCATCTTGACATATTGTCAATAGTTTTTACAAACTTGCTAACAGCGCTTCGAGTGATATCAGGTCCTTTATGTTTGTCTATAAAATCCTTGATATCTTCTATCATTTCCTCATTGTTTCTTATTAAAAAGTCATTAAGGTTTTTGATTTCACGTGATGTTTCTTCGGTTGCTATATCAAAAGTATCCAGTGCATCAGTAATCAGTTTTCGCAATGAGCCTTCTACTACTTCGTCATTTTCCTCATGTATTGTTTCAACTGTAGCTATCATTTTTGTTATAGATGACACTTGCGGTTTGTCAAAATCTAACGGTATTATATTTTTGCGACCGATCAATTGCAATAATCGCAAAAATGCTTCGTCATCAAATTTGCGACCATTTTCCTTCAAATTTTGGATTATTTTATCTAAATTTAAATTACCACTCATTAAACTTAAATCCGGTTTATCAGTACATAAGGGCAGCAAATCTTCTGGAATTGGTATTAATGATTTGAATTTACAGAAATAAATAAAAGACAAGTAAATTGTTTTCTCATCAAAATTCTGACTAATTGGCGGATATTTATTTTTTGTATTTATTGTGCTAAAAAGCATTCCACTTTTTGAGTAATTTGTGACATCTTGAATAATATTTGATAGTCTTTGGACAATCTCATTATATTCCATTATGACAGGGTCTTGGCTGGCAAAATAATCAATCGTACTTTGACCTTCTTTACTCTCGCAACACGAATTTTCAAGATATGGTTCATTGTTTGCATTTTTTAATAACATACTCTTCTTCTTAACTAAATCTTGTATCTTTTCTTGAATAGCAAGAGAGAACTGAATTATCTTTGAATCTACAACTAATAATTTCTCTCTTTGATTCTCTGAACCAGATTTCAAATCACTCATTAATCCTCGTTTGAATTCATCTGAAATATTCACCAATCGCCGGATTTTGAATGGCACTAATGGCGGCAAAAATTGTGTCCAATTCGTAATATCGTGTTCTTCCGGTATTTGTTCCTCTTTACCTGCCAATATATAATCCATCTTTTCGTCGAATTTTCTCTCTACTTCCGGTACCATTGGTATTAAAACAGTATCAATCACACTTTTAATTTTGGCTACTATAAAGTCTGTCTTTTTACCTTTTAAAACATTCCAGGGTTTTCCTGATTCGCGAATATCATAAGCAACACACGCTAAATATTCAAGACTGCTTAAATTATTATTCCATTCAAAAGGATAACCATTAAATGAGCGAACACATCCAGGGTGTGTTTTTCTTGTTTTTACAGACGGTATCGATGCTTGGACTGCGATTAAAAACATACCAAGTGTGTAATATAGAATACCAGTGTTATAGAAATCCTCATAGGATGGTATCTTCTTGCCTTTTTCTGCCATTTCTTTTATTTTTTTCTTATAATCTTCTTCTGATTCCATTGTACTGCTTAACGCACTTAAAACTGAATTAATTATGAATTCTTTTTGGTATTCAATATTGATACCCATTGCAATAGATATAGCATTCACTATGTTGGATATTGTCTTATTCTCATATGTAACATATACTATATTTTTTGTAGTGGCCGAAAAAACCTTATTGCCTGCGTCATCTTCTAATACGCCACGCGATGATACCTTAAAACCTTCTTCATAACCCTCGTCTACATCGTCGTCAATTTTCACAATTTGCCAACCACTATTTTTATCAACCCAATAATCGCCATCGTCACTCAATTTACCAATACGACTAATGGTTTCGTCAAGAAAATCGCGATATTCATCCGGTTTCATAATGAAATACCCAGCCAAATCATATTTGAACATCGGGAGTAATGGTACATTCGACTTTTTACAATAAACCCAATTCTCGTTTTCACGTTCATTTAAAGGACCAAAACTATCTGTTTTCGCATCTCTGGCGTAGGCGTTTACAAAACGAATAATATCAAATTGTTTTTTACCGAAATCACTTTGAGCGAGAATAAGATTTAATAAAGTAGAATATGGTGATATAGGCCTAATCGGCGCATCATCGTCAAATCCAGCACCCAATTTATATTTCTGATTATTGTACTTTAATAAATTGTTATACTCCATACTGGTTAAAATACCAATAATAGACATATAATATTGGAATTGATTTTGTATAATTCCTTCAAATTCATCTTTCGACACTCTATATTTTTCGTCGAATTCATTTAAAACATCCTTCAATAATTTATTTTGAATACCGAGCTCGTCTGCTTCCATAGTCATACATTTGTCTTCTTCATCATTATTCTTACTTGTCACGCTAATACACTTTTCTTGTAAATCGCACAAAATATTAGAATCGGTTGTGTTTGTATTTAGATTTTCAGAAATGTCATTATCCAACTCCCATTTGTTCGCACGACGAATGTAATAGTCCGGTATTACATCTTTCTTTTGTAGCATTGCATATTGACCATTTACAACTGTTTTGTGACCATCCAATAAAGTATCTGATAAATAATCAGCATCATTTCTACTTAAATTTAATTTTTTCTGTAAATCGTACATTATATGTAGTTTCAATTCCTCTGGTTCCAACTTAACTATTTCTTTTTCATAGCTGTCTAATAGCGTATAGTTAGTTTTGTCGTATTTCTTATCAAAATAGATTTGCTTATTATTATCTTGTTCGAGCTCTTCAAGCGAAACATATTGTTTTGCAATTATTATTGGACCGCAACTATCATTCTTCTGCTCAGCTTCGTATTTTTTATTAATCTTGTCCTTCTCTGTTTCAAATAGTGCCGCATACTCACTCGGAAACATTAATGGTATACTTTCTAATGATATTGCCGACGAATATACTCTACTTTGATCCTTTAGTGTTATTTTTCTCAATAATTCGGAATTGGTGTAATCTGAATAGTTGTATCTCAATTCATTACCGTCAACTGTTATGTCATATGCGTCAAAAACATCGCTTCGCAAATTTTGATTGGTTTCTATTATCGATATTACTGAAAAAGCATTTGTGAAAATTATATTGCTCTTTGTGAATTTTCTTAAGGTTTGAAATAAACGAGATCGTTCTATATATTTTTTATTGAATTCCGATATTTTATCATCAATAAAACGTGTAATTTCTTTATACTGCATATAGGTCAAATCATCTGTATATACTAAAAACGGTTCCAAATATGACACAACATCAACAATGGATAATTTACCAGTTATATATTTTTTCATCAAATCAAAAAGCACTTTGGTTTTGGGAATAATTGTACTGACAAATTGCGAATAAATTTGCTCGCTGTTAAAACCTCGTTTATCTTCTGTTGAGAGATTTAACACGTAATTTTTAATTGTATTCACAAAATTGTTTTCATTAAATTCAATCTCACCATCTAAATTTTCAATAATTACATTACTCATTGTAGTCTTCTTTTTCAAGAGCTGCCAATATTCCACATATATTTGATTCAAATTCGCCCTGTCTAACATGTTTGTACCTGGTAGATTTATTTTAGAAAATCTTATTACTGACTCCGGCAATGTTACAAAAGATTTGATAGACATTGTATCTGGATTTGTCATTTTAACACGGGTTGTGATTAGGCGACTACTTGTAGCATCCAATGTGTCGAGTTTTGTCAAACCCATATTGTACTTTTGTATCACAAAACGTCTTGACCTAACATTGTTGTTTGTAAAAACCGACGAGTACATATCTTCCAGATTATCTATAATAACGTTCAAATCCGCCTCCACATTACGTTCGGTTAATAAATCAACTGTTGATTCTTCATTAATCAAATTAAACGGAGTAAAATAAGGGTTTAAATCACTATATAAGAGAGAATATTTGTTTTGGTCAATTGGCAAATCATTTGCTCTATAATTATCGAGCACTTCTTTCATCCTTGCAATGTCTTCATTAATATCCAAATAAATTATATCATTGTTTTCATCTTCACCGCTGACGTCATTCGAGTATATCTTTTTAATATTTTTAACAACCGGTAAAATCCATAGCAAATTCTGTTTAAAGTTTTTGAAATACTGTGTTAATGGCTTATATGTCGACTCATTAACTACTGCAGATTCAACAACTCCATATTGGTCAAATGTGGAGAATTTCTCTCTTAATTGTTTAAATCTTTCAATTGTTATATGAATATTGTTTAAAACACGCGGTGTTCTTTGTGCGTTTGGAACCGTTGACAATAGCTCGTCGAGCAAATCGCTCAATTGCACTTCAATACTGTATCTTTGAGCATTTGTCGCTACATCTACAAACTGGACAATTGGTCCCAATTCTTCGTCGCCAAATGAAATCTGGTCTGCGCGTAAAATAAACTCGCGCAATTGATTTTTTACATCTTTAACCGGTACTGTGAGTTGTATGTTTTCAGTTGGCATCATTCGATAGTCCCTTTCTAAATCCGCAATAGGGGCTATATTTTCTTGTTCCTCTTCTACATTTATGTCCTCTTCACCTTCTACTTGCATTCGTTCCGGCTTTTTAGGTGTCTGTGGTTTCTCTCTTATCTCAATTATTTTAATTGGTAAATCCTCAGGGATACCCTTATAATCAAAATTAATATACAATGTGTCACCGTCCACCGTTGTAATCTCAATCATATCTTCCTCTAAATTGGTAATCTCGCCTGTTATAATAACTGGAAAATCTCCTGCAAAATGAATGTCTATCCATTTACCAGGTATTAAATCGTTCTGTCTCGCATAACTTGGTGTATCACTTCTGCTCAAAATGGCGATTTGTGTAATTCCTCCGTCGCCAATAATACCATCTTCCGATATCTTTAACCTTGTCTTATCGAGTGTATCAACATTTATTAAATACATTTTGGACCTGTCAATATAATCAATAATAAATGTTTGTTCATTAAGTTTTTCATTTTTAGGATTTTGTATATTAATCACATCTCCTAATTGTAGCTCTATTACAGATAATTTTTCCTTCTCTTTTTGTTGCTCCTTTTCTTTAAGTATAGTTTCACTTATATTTACATTTTCCGATGAAGACATTTGTTTCTATATTTATTATAGAAATTTTTATGCTTAAGTAAAAATCAATTAAAAATATAGTTTAAAGACAAATCGTTAATTATATTTAATAAATAATGAGCATCCCTATTATTAAACCCTTTAACTTATCTGAAATTCCCGATTTTAATAATTTGGTAAATGGTACAATTACCGAAAGCAAAATTCTAAAACTACAACAAATCGAGTGTAGAAGTTCCGATAAACAAAAATACTCGGTTATTCGATATTTGAAAGAATTCTTGTGTTTAGATATGATTCCTACATATGGCTTATGTAGGTCTGTAATTCTTAATAGTGCAAACGTGGTTGTTGGTTTTGCGCCTCCTAAATCAATCCCCTCTGATACTTTTATTAAGATGTATCCCGATAAAACTGCGCATTTGGTTGCTCAAGAGTTCGTGGAAGGCACGATGATTAACGCTTTTTGGGACCCCAGTGTCGGATTGGCTGGAGGATGGGAAATTTCCACCAGAAATACCGTCGGAGCTACATCCAGTTTTTTCAAGGGTGCTAACAGAAAAACATTCAGAACTATGTTTTTAGAAGCCGCAAAAGAGATCAATTTATCTTTAGACCAGCTAAATAAGGATTTATGCTACAGTTTTGTTTTACAGCATCCCGAAAACCGAATTGTTGTTCCATTTAATAATCCTGATTTGTATTTGGTCGCGTTATACAATATTAAAATTGTAGATGGTATTACAAATGTTCTTTCGTATCCTATAATTGATTTTAAAAATTTTGATTGGGGTCCGGCAGCAATTAAATTCCCAGAGATTTATGAGTGGAACACTTACTCTGAGTTGATTGAAAAATATGCGTCGATGAATTCTTCATATAGCACTTTAGGTGTTGTCGTATACAATAATCTTACTTGTGAGCGAATGAAGATTCGTAACCCAGTTTATGAGCAAGTGCGTAATTTGAGAGGCAATCAACCAAAGCTACAATACCAATATTTGTGTTTGAGAAAAGAGGGTAAGGTTTCTGACTTTTTAAAGTTTTATCCTGAAAATAAGAAGGAATTTTCATCATTTAGAGACCAAGTTCACTTGTTTACCAGTACGCTATTCACGAACTATGCGTCGTGCTATATCAAAAAGGAGAAGCCGTTAAAGGAGTATTCTGACCAATATAAAACCCATATGTTTAAAATCCATAAGATTTATATGGATGAGATGCGGGAGAAGAAATTGTTTATTACAAATACCACAGTGATCCACTATGTAAATAATTTACACCCATCACTTTTGATGTATTGTTTGAATTTTCAAATGAGAAAGCGCAATGTTGATACTATCGCTGCCGACAATAATATTTAAAGCATATAAAACCAATAAAAAAACATTATAATTATACTTTTAATTTAGGAGTATAATTATTACAATAAAATTTATATTATATTTATTTTTTAACCATCCTTGCGAAATCTCTTCTTACTTTTGTAAAAACCTGTGTTGCGTCATCAATGCACTCCTTCAAATTGCCCTTGATTGTCGAGATGTCAATCGGTTCTCTGTAAGCCACTCTTATAATACTTTGCGAGTCGTGTGGATGCATCTTCTTAAAACCACAAAACGTCAGGATTTTGGTTTCATAAAATTTCGTATACATAAAATATTCCAATACTTTTCCAATTGTATAATCTTCATTCTCCAAAATAATATCATACGAATTAGCCATTGTGTTTTGGGATTTTTCAATGACGAGTTCATCCTTTTCAATCAGCGAGTCTTGGTATTGAAATTTATCAATTAATATT